TACGTTCCTAAGTGTGTACTAACTTGTTTCATGAACTCTTGTTGTTGGTCGTTATTCATTACTGCCTGTAACTGTGATTCAATGTTACCAGCTAAGTCGTTACCCACGTTTTGATTTGCTTCACGTGTTGCAACTGCACAATCTTTTAGTAGCGTCATTGTTTCTTCATTCAATGTGCTACGATAGATAGTGGGTCCAAAAGGCCTAATTAATTCGTACTCGCGTTCTATCATTATTTGTAAATGAAAGGATCTTTCTTTTGAAGTTCCTTAATCCTCTGTTTAAATTTTCTATTCTTCTGCCACTTCTTATACCATTTAACTGGTGACAGTATTAAGTTCTTTAACCAAACCATTTTTTGCTCCTTAATTTAATTTTCAGTGATGAGCTTTCTGCATGTGTTACAATTTGATGTAGTGTGTAAATCCTTCCATACTTTTTAATTGCATCATTCACGTCATTAACATCTTCATCCCAGTCCGGCATACTAACACTCCAACCAAATTCTATTGCTTGTTCAATTAGTTTATGTCCTGCTTCATCTCTATCTGGAACTAGTATTACTTGCTTATTTAACGACTTGATGAGTAGGTGCTGTTGATCTTTGACTTCGCTACCTAGTAGTGCCAAGCCTTCAATACCAATAGCATCCATAGGACCTTCTACTACAATAGCAAACTGTCTACGATAGTCTTGTTGATCCATATTAAACACATAGCCTGGTTGTTGCTCACTCATATACTTTGGAGCACCGTCAGTAATTTTCCTTGCTGTGTATCCTACTATTTGATTGTTAAAATAAAACGGAACTATTAATCTATCTCTGTATCCAATCTTAGGTGTCCAATGAAAGTTGTAATCTTCTAAGTACAACTGTCTTGACTTCATATACTCTAATACTTTAATTAAATGAGCGTCACTAGTATCAGTATATTCGCTTATTGGCTTTGCACCTTCTGGCAGTTCTACTGTTTTAAACTCAGGCATACGTGTTAATGTATTTGCTAGTTCGTCAGATTCAAATTGTAATACTGCAAGTGATAGTTTATTAATAGCATCATCGCTAACGTTAATCCATTGTAAGAACTTTTTCATCTTATATGTAATACGTCTGCCTTTGTTCCAACTTGCTGTGTAGCCACAATTGAAACAATGATAGCTTACACCTTCTTCTGCATTTTGGATTAGTCCACCACGTTGTCTAGTATCAGCACCTGTACCATTATGTACACAACAGGGTGCATTGAAGCTAGTCCAACCACTTGGTGTAGTTTTACGCTTCGCAGGCAAATGTGCTAATATAGTTTCGTGTACGATTCCGCTCATAGTAATATTATACTATAAGACTAGGTAAAAGTCAACTAGTTTCTTACTAGGACTTTGTCCAATGTACCCGATCCCGGAGTAGTATATGCTATTCTTAAGTGTGAGTAAACTCCATTAAAGTTTACATATTTTGGTTGTGTTTCGTTTGCTAAACTTACAGTTGCAATAGTACCCCATGGAGTTCCATTAGTAACTTGGTTATCTAATGTACCCTGTATGTCCACATCGCCTGTAAAGTTTGTTGAGTAAAGTGCCGCTGTATGTAACGCTGAATTGCCGTTACGTGTCGCTTCCGCAGTAATTGCTTCACTAGTATATTTCCCTGTACTTGCCGCAATCTCAGTAAACGTATTGATACTGTATGTTGCACTTGGTCCTGGAAACGCTTCTGAACTAATCATCATAGTGCCTTTAACACCAAAGTGACTATCAGCATACGTTACCACGTTAGTATTGTCGCTGTCCTTAGTTAAGAACACATTGTAGCTTACGTACTGTTGTTTAACATCTAGCAAGTCATTAGCAGTAATCTCAATTTTAAACTGTCCCTTTTTTGACGGTGTACTTGTTTCTAGGATGGTACCAGTCTTCTCTAGAATTAATACATTGTTTTCGTCGAATGCCATTAGCTTAGGGGTGTAAGTGTTAAGTATGCTTACTGGTTTTTGATCTGAATTTTTTATCTCGAAAGATATCGTATTGTCTATCCCTCGATATAGTTGTATGGTTCTCTGGTACACTGGTCTATACTCCGTTATGTTATTAGCCAAATCCGCAATGAGGCCAACTTGGTTACTTGCTAAATATCTGTATGTTAATTGCGACATATACATATTTATTTAAAAAGAGAATCAATGCTACTTAAAGATATCGAAACAAAATTCCCATTCCTTAGTATCGTACAATATGGCGGTAATGAATACGTGGGCATTATAAATAATCAAGATAATTATGTCACAAGCATGTATGTTTATACTGATCTATCAACTGATGAGTCTAGACAAGCATTTCTAGATCTAGGCGAAGCGTGGTGGTTTGAAAGCAATCGAACTATTCCGATCAGTATCTTTCTACCGAAAGAGTTCCCAGCATTTAGGCATTGTCTAATGACAATGAATACTAAGGATGTTAAAGTAACTGTAGGTCCTGTTGTTAACCTAGGTAATTTAGCAGTTAAAAGAGTCAAGCGTAAGAGCGTACAACTAGTACGCAAACCCAAGTAAACTATTTGTACCTTTTGGGGCTTAATTTAGCTCTATAGTGTTGTGCTTTAAACATGGCGTTGTGAATGAACTGCGTAACTTTGTTATGCATACTTCTGTGGTCGCCAACTTTAATATCCATTTGAAAGTCTTCACGTTTGAACGGAATGATCTGTACAATAGGCATACCAATTGGTAATAGCACTTCCTCATCGATAGGAGCAGTAAACCAAGTATTAACGTGTAGCTCATGATAGATATCTGTATCAATAACACCATTCAACACTTCTAAGTTACCATGTTTGTTGTAGTGTGGCGCACACACATAACAACTATACCCTGGAGGAGTTTTTACGCTCCATGGATTAATTAGTTTAAATGTTCCTTCAAATGTATCAGGTGGAAAAGGATAAGCGTCCATCTGTTCATGTGGATGTGTTGCCGCACCAAACATATTGCTTTGAGGTCCTGCAGGCATACGCCATACAATACCTTGCGGACAATGTTCATTTTTCTCAACACGTTTAACTTTGTAGTCACTCCACAATGGAATAACATATCCCATGTTTAATACATCAAGTACTGCTGGACAACTCTTAACTGTTTGATATCCATCTTGGTGACTACCATCAGGCGCCATGCCGTTCTTTTCAGAACCTAGTTCCATGTTCTTTGCACCACTTTGTTTCTTAAACCATTCAGGCCAAAATTTAGTTGCTGGTACAGGAGGCATTGCTTCTTTTAGTTCTTCCCAATTGGTGAAGAAAGTTACATCAATAGTCATCGTTATCCTTTTTTAATTGTTCGCACAATAAGTTCATGTGAACAACAATAGCATGTGCGTATGCTACTGCGTGGGCTTTCTTAAAGTAGTAAGCACCGTCAGTCGGTTTTATCCAAACTTGTTCGTGTATTTCTTTCCAAGTCTTGTTTGCTAGATGTCTCTTTGCTGGTCGTATTATCGCTACTGTCGCCGCTAACTCTAATACCGAGCTGGGCTTCAAGACTTTTAATAGTTCGCTGTGCCCGTTTAGATGAAAGACTTTTTCGCTGAAGTCTTCGTGTTCCAGAAGTTGCCATAAGGGTTCCTTTTCCATTAGTGCGTTTAGGTGTGCTTCATTCTCTACCTCAGTGTAAATAGAAACATTGAGGAAGTCTAGTTTAAAGTATCCTCGGTCCTCTGCTGTGTCATGATCTATTGTACTCAATAAATCAATAGGGTTATGTGGAATCTCTGTTGCGTAGATTCCCGTATTATGTTTTTTACCTGTGCCTAACTTTGCAACTCGATGCTTTAGCTTCTCAAGTATCTTTGTTCTATCTGCAAAGTCAATGTCAATATCTGGCATTACAGTCCTGCCTTCTTTACTATTTCTTTTACTAATTCTATATCCGAGCCACTACGTTTGAATCGTGTACTCCAATGGCCCGGGTCCATTATCGCATACACAATCTGTAGTTGCTCGTCATTAAACTTGCTCATCATTTCTTTACCTGACTTGCAGTTTAATATTAACCACGGGCTTACTTTACCGTCAACTATATCTTGACATACTCTGTTAAGACTTGCATAGTTAAAGTAGTCTTGCCACCTAGCTTCTTTCTCATCTCCCCATTCCATCATATTCTTTACACTACGTTCAAGAGCAGTTTCAACACCTTCCTTACGAATAAGGTCAAGTGCATACTTCTCATATAATTCTTCTCTACACCAATGGTCTAGTTTAACTCCGCTTGTAACTACATAGTCAATATACTTCTCTGGGTACAAAGGTCTTACATTACTAACAAAGCTACCAAACTTAACAAATGCATTGTAGTAAGGACTATTACAAAACTGTTCATAAGTTTTAACACCATCAAAGCGTTGACATAGTTTATAAAATCTGTTAAACGTTAAGTATCCTAATTGTACACGCTTTTCATCTTTTTGTAAAGCTCTACGTTTCTTTTCGCACATATGTACCATAAGAGTTTTTTCTCTTGTGTACGAAACATTACAGTATGGACATACAAATCCTTCTTTAGACTTTGACATCTTTTTTATCCATCCCGTGTTGTTCGGCGAGTTCTTTAAGTTCTTTTGTTGTAGATATTCTAGCAAGTAATTCTACCTCATCTAATTTCATTTCAGGAAACATGTCTTTAAGAAACTTGACTGCCTTGTTATCAGAGCCTTTTTGTTTCATACCTAACCATTGATGGTGTCTGCTTTTACGTGTTGCGTTATGTGTTGCACACAACAGTTGCCATTGTAGTTGCGGATGTCTTGTTCCTAGCACATTCCAATTCTTATTGTAATATTCATTTGTGGCAATAACTGCCCATTCCTTTGCGTCTTGCGATCCGCCTACACTACTTGCATAACGGTTAAGCAACCAAAAGTTTAATTCTTTACGTTCATCTTCCGACCATTCTTTATACGCACCTTTGGCATCCATATCCAAGGCCATAAAGATCTCATT